AAGTATAAAGCAATACCAGAATTTAGTCAGTTTGTAGAGTATGTAACACAGGGCGATCTAGTTGATGATGAATATCAGGTTGTTATCAATCATGTAGATTTATCCCAGCAGGACATTGTGCCAGCAGCGGAAACGCTGAAATCAGGTTATGAGCATGTTGATACATTGGGACGCTTACCAACGATAGAGGGACAAGAACTTGACGGAGTGAAATCAAAGCTTGCTGAAACCTACCATGAGGACATTGTCACGGAAGCAACAAAAACAACCAACCCAATCAGCATTACAGGGACAGTTGTAGAGGTAAAGGGTTTTCCAGAGTGGAGAGCTGGTTTGTCTGTAAAAGTAGGTGATGTATTTATGATTCCAGAGGATAAGAATCTTTGGAAAGTTGTACAGGCACACACTACACAAAGTGATTGGCTGCCATCATTGACACCTGCATTATGGGTGAAATACTACACACCTGAAATGGGTTATCAGGAATGGGTACAGCCAACAGGAGCGCATGATGCTTACAACATAGGTGATAAGGTACTATTCAACGGTCATCTTTGGGAAAGCAAGATCAACGCAAATGTTTGGTCACCCACAGTGTATCCAGCGGGATGGACTGACTTGGGCGTTTATCCATGACCACCACCATCGACTACGCCAACACCATGCTGGACATCTACCTCGATGCCGATGACTGGCAACCTCAGGCGATAAGGCATTACCTGGAGCTTGTGATGAGCGAGAGGATGCGGATGGACAGGGAGAGGGAACTGATAAGGATGATGGAGGAAGATGACGATACATTTTGATGCAGAGCTCAGGCAGATAAAGACGATGGTCGATAAGTCTTTCAACATCACACTAAACGTTCCCGAGTATCAGAAAGACCAGGTCAAGCTAATGATGGATTTGTTGAATGACATGGTTGCGGTTGCGATGGTGAAAGCGGATTTATTTGATAGTGAAGATTAACAAAACTTACACCCGACCTTAAAGGAAATTATGAGAAAAAATGACGTAATCGGAGCAATAAGACAATACAGGGGAAATATCTCTGCTATTGCTAGAGCCTTCCAGGTATCACGGGCGGCTATTTACGATTACATATCTAACAAACCCGATTTGAAACAACTTATACAAGACGAACGAGAATCAATGATTGATGATGCTGAAAGCGAAATCTATAAGCAATTCAAAAAGGGCAATACCGCGGCATTGATCTTCTTCCTGAAAACCCAGGGCAAACAGCGTGGTTATGTCGAGCGACAAGAGTTGACTGGTAAGGATGGTCAAGAGGTAACAATAAAGGTTGTATATGATGACAGCAACGTCTGAACTAACCGTAACCCTCCGCAAGCCACACGACAAACAGCGTGCGTTTATTGATTCACAAGCAAAACGCAGAATTATCAGGGCGGGGAGACGCGGGGGCAAAACAGTCGGAATTGCTATTCCGGCTGTGACACAATTCTTGGCAGGCCACAGGGTATTGTATGCAGCACCAACCGAAGATCAAATTGGGTCATTTTGGTATGAGGTAAAAAGGGCATTACAAGAGCCAATTGATAACGGGATATTTGTCAAGAATGAAACAATGCACTATATCGAGCTTCCAGGAACGAAACAGCGTATCAGGGCTAAAACAGCCTTCAACGCTGATACATTACGTGGTGACTATGCAGATGAATTATTGCTTGACGAATTTCAGCTAATGAACGAGGATGCTTGGGCTGTTGTTGGTGCGCCTATGTTATTAGACAACAACGGCAACGCAACTTTTATCTATACGCCACCATCACTACACAACCGAAGCAGGACAAAGGCAACCGACCCACAACACGCGGCAAAGCTATTCAAAAAGGCACAGGCAGATGATTCTGGGCGTTGGGAAGCGTTTCATTTTACTTCGATGGATAATCCATATATCAGCAAAGAAGCGTTAGAAGATATTACTCAGGACATGAGTAGTTTAGCCTATCGCATGGAGATATTAGCCGAAGACGTTGACGAGGTGCCAGGGGCACTATGGACTCGTGAGAATATCGAAAAAGCGCGTGTACACAAAACACCTGACTTGTCACGTATTGTTATTGGAGTTGATCCTTCTGCTACTTCCGGCGGTGATGAGGCTGGAATTATAACGGCTGCTAGGGCTAAAGATGATTATTACACTTTGGGAGATGATAGTGTACAGGGAAGCCCACAGGTTTGGGCGACCGCAGCGGTTACAGCTTATCACAGGGTACATGCTGATTTGATCGTAGCTGAAAAGAACAACGGTGGTGAAATGGTGGAGTCGGTTATCAAGCAGGTTGATCCTTCCGTTCGTGTCAAACTAGTTTGGGCTTCACGAGGTAAGGCAACCAGAGCAGAGCCAATCAGCGCGTTATCAGAGCAGGGACGTGATCATCATGTAGGTAGTTTCCCGAAGCTAGAGGACGAGCTTTGTTTGTGGATTCCTGGGGACGCGTCACCCAATAGGCTTGATGCTAAGGTGTGGGCTTATACAGAATTAATGACATTATCAACAGGAAAATTTAATACATCCTCAAGTAATTATATTGCAGGAAATAAAACGGAGAAAAGACCATGGACAACTCAGGACTGATTATATCGGCACTCGAAAAAACAAACCCAAAACTAGCGCTATCTATTGACGCAGCTAATAGTTGGAGCGCAACGATTGTTAAAAAGGGTGCGCGGGTTCGCAAATATCGCAGGTACGAGCGCGGAGATCATGACGCGGACATCACGACACAGATGAAGAAGATGTTACGCCTGAAAACCGATGACGCGGATTTGGAAGATTTGAACGACAACTACATGCGCATTGTCATTGATAAAATGGCGGGGCGCTTACATTTGACCACCATCATGCCTGGTGGAGAGGCTGAGAACAATCAGCAAGCCGCTGAATGGATAAACGAGATCACAGCTAGAAACGACTTTGACGCGCTGCAAGGTGAACTATTCAGGGGCGCTATTCGGGATGGCGACTCGTACGCATTGATCGACCCATCTAACATGACATGGAGCGCGGAGCCGGCTTATGACGGGCATTCCGGTGTCGTGGCTATATTTGACCCAACCAGCAAACAGCCGTTATGGGCTTGCAAGTTGTGGAGTGAGGCAGACGATCAAAACCAGCTGCTAGAGGATAGCGATACTGCAAAGACAAACATGCGCGTTGTCGTTTATGAGCCCAACAGGATCACATATTGGACTGGTAATGTCAACGGTAGCGATGTATCTCCAATAAGTGAGACAGTTGGGACAAGCGAAGAGGTTTGGCAATATGGAAAAATTCCTATTGTGCATTATGCCAACCAGCGCGACAATTATACCGATTATGGGGAGAGTGAAATCAGACCCGCCATCCCACTGCAGAACATCCTCAATCGAACGCTATACTCCATGACTATGGCCAGTGAATTATCAGCGTTCAAAATTTACTACGCAATCGGGCTTGAGATTGATCGGGATGGAATTGTACCAGGATCAATTCTAAACTTAGTTATGAAAGATGATGCAGGAAATATCGTCTATGACCTGACCGCTGAACAGGTAGAATTTCTAAAGACCGTTAAAATCGGGGAACTTGGCGGTACTGACTTATCACAATATACTGGCGAAATTGACAAAGTTGTCAGGGAAATATCACAGGCAACACAAACGCCTATCTATGGCGTGACAACCGAAGGCAATCTATCAGGCGAAGCGCTGAAACAACTCGAGACCGGCTTGATCGGGAAAATATACCGCTTCCAGAACGAGAACAATGGGGCAATCAAACGCTTGTTTACCATGAGTGCGGAACTACAAAATATCTACCAGAACGGGTTACCTTCCGCTCCCATGCTTGATGACGTAAACATTGTCTGGCAATCGCCAGAGATACTGGACGTGAACGCACGCTTGAATGTGCTGATTGCAATGCGAGAAAAGACTGCTGGACTATGGCCTGACAGTTGGTACAGAGAACAAATTGGCGGTTTGCTTGGTATGAAACCCGGACAAATCACAGCTGAGGGCGAATTAGCACAGGCACAACAATCAGGGTTCATAGAGAGCCTTGTCGGTGCTGGCGGTGGAGTGCCGGTGATCTAATGGCAACTATCTACACATTGACAGAGTATATAAACAAGGCATTGGATAAGCAATATACTAGCCTGTTCGCTAATGTGCTGAAACAGATTAGGACGCTATCGACTGCCAGAAACGCACCAATTCAGCGGGCTTTGTTGGACCTGGACAATGAGGCTAAAAGATTGGTTGACGAGAACAAGCGTATTGATCCTGAAAATCCAGCATTGAAGAATGCTATTACACAGCACCAAAATTCATTGGTTACAACCGCGACACTGATACAGTCCAACGATGACGCGATCCAGAATGCAGCGGTACGTCTTGCGGTAGCTGCCGTGACATCGAAGGTGTTTACATCGCTTGCGGGTGTAATCATTGAGCAGGGCATTGATCCAGTTAGCGAAAGGGCGCTGGGTAGTTATATGTCGATATTGTCAGGGCGAAATGTGAAATGGTTGGCACCAACAGGGGTTGACTTTGCGAGGGGCTTTGTCGATAGTGCCGCTTGGATCTCAAAAATGGAAGGCTGGGGCGCCGGGTATGCTGGACTTACAAGAGACGTGATACTTGATGGAATTAGTAATGGTTGGTCACCACTCAAAGTAGCCCAGGAAATGCGCAACCACGCGGAGAATATACCGACCCATGCAGCTGATAATCTCATGCGGACATTACAGCTTACCAGCTACCGCGAAGCCTCCGCAGCCATGGAATTGGTCAACGGTGCATATCTTAGGGGCAAGGTTCGGATAGCTACACTTGACGATAAAACGTGTCTGAATTGTATTTCACTTCACGGAACGTCGCTTGAAGTTGGGGAGCGGGTGGATGACCATTATTTTGGACGCTGTTCAGAATTTTATCAAACCATTGGCGGTCCCGATTTCCCCGATACCATGCAAGCGGACAGTAAACCAGGGCAGCGCAATTTTGTACCGTTTCAAACTGGTGAGGAGTGGTTCAACTCACTATCGCCTGAGAGGCGGGCGATGCAACGATCATTCATGACTAATCCGGCAAAGTTGAAGGCATTTAACAGCGGTATTCCGTTGAGCGATTTTGTGGGCGATCACATTGATCCTGTATTTGGTCACCAAACGGTAGAATTGAGTCTGATAAAAGCAATCGGAGATGATGCTAACAAGTTTTACACGAAAATGGAAGGGATAGGATGAGACCAGTAAAGTGTACGGATTGTGTGTCGTTTATTGACAATCGTTGTAGGGATAGGCGCTGCATTATGTATGACGTTGTGCGCGACCCTGAAATAATGATCCCCATGTTTTGCGGGTGGTACAATCAGATCAAGCACGAAGAGCCGGACGAACGCAGGCAAGCGGTTATTGACGCTATCAAGGCAGGCACGAGTATTACTCAGGCTGCAAAGGACGCAGGTGTAACCAGACAAACGGCTAGTAAGTGGTGGAATGATGAAAAAGATATGTGAGAATTGCCAGTATTTCAGGGAAGAAATATGGTGCAGCAATTCAAAGTCACGATATTTCAGATTTTTTCGACCTGAGCCACTTGCTACCTGCGACCAGTTTTCACAACGAGGCAAGAAAGCGCCGTTATGGATGCGAGCGGCTAATAAGATTATGCGAGGATTGAGATGATAGTACATGCGAACAGTGAGTTTGTAAAACAATTAGTTGAAGCAATTGGTATTGAAGATTGGCGAAGGATCATAATTAATATTGCACATGACAATATTGCTACAATCTATATCGAACAGTTTGCGGATGAAGAAAAACTAGCATTGGTAAATTTAGACTCTGATATGTTTATTACTCCAAACAAAGCAGTAATACGATATAACGCCAAGGAAGTTGAAAACTTGGAAGATGTTTTTAATAATAGTTTTCCGTCATCAGGAGAAATATCTTTTGATATTAAAATCGACGAGGGTAAATGATGACAGAACAGACGATCCACATACAAACCAAAGCTACCGGAGAGCAGAAGCTAGGTGATTACGAAGCCGATATGGCACAACGTCAATGCCTGCTAAACTGGATTGATATTCTGGAGCGTAAATGGGGAGTGTCTCCACGAACCGCTGAAATCAGGAAAAACAACAAAAAAGGGGGTGAAAATTATAAATTACTTGACAATATAGAATAAACGTGCTAATGTAATAT